TTAAATCTTCATAATTTATCGAAGTCATTATAATATAAAAAAATAAAATATTTTATATTTCTTCTTCTTCAATTTCAATATCAGTTTTAATATTAGAAGAAATAGGTTTAGGTTTTTTATCATTATCTATTTCTTCTTCTTCAATTTCAATATCAGTTTTAATATTAGAAGAAATAGATTTAGGTTTTTTATCATCATCATCATCTTTATTTGGTGATAATTTATTATTAATATCGATTATATTATTAATATCAATTATATCATTATAAGTTTTATTATTTTTTAATAAATAAATAATTTTTAATAAAAATGTATAATTTTCTTCGAGATTAATAATATAACTTTTATTCATTTATTATTTATGAAATAAAAATAAATACAAAAAATTATTTACATACATCTACCCAAGATTTTCCATTGAATTTTTTCTCAACAAATTCAACTTCTTCTACTTCATCAAGGGTTTGAAATGAATTTTTGTGAGAAATATCAAATTCCTTAAATTTAACAACTTCAACTTTTTTCTCAACTTTGATATCATTTAATTTGAAATTGTTAAATTCTTTAACAAGTTGTAATCTGTCTTTAACAGATAGACGATGACGAAACCCACAATTTTCATTATAGCAAAGCTGACCGAAACGGCAATTAGCTTTTCTCTTATCTGCGTTATCTTCGAATTTAGAAATGCCAGAAAGACCATCATATAATTTCTTGACGATTTTTCTATCTTTCAAAATAGGGAGATGAGTATAAGAACAATCAGCATCGAGACAGATACAGTTCAAATTACAGACAGGGGAAGTCATTATAACTTAAAAATATTATAAAAGGATAAAATCAAAATTTTTTAATTTTCTAAATAAATAAATACAAATGAATAATTATGTATTTATAATAGATTTGGATGGAACAATAATAGGGGATTGTATATATCAAGTGGAAATATATAAAATATCATTAATATTGAATAAATTAAAAATAAAGTTAAAGATAAATGATATATTGGAGGAATGTTATAAGGAAAGGACTAAATTGATTAGACCATATTTTAAATATTTTATAGAGAAGATGAAAGAGAATTTTCCATCATCATATTTTTATATATATACGGCGTCAGAGAAGAAATGGGCGGAGAAGGAGATAATGTTGATAGAGAAGATATTAAAAATAAAATTTGATAGACCAATATTTACAAGAAATGATTGTAATATAATAGAAAAGGATGATAAAATAGATTTAAAAAAGTCGATAGAGTTGATAAGGAAAAAGATAAAGGTAAAAAATCCGGAGATATTAATAATAGATGACAATGATGTATATATGGATAATAGAGATAAATTAATAAAATGTAATATATATAATTATAAATATTTTTGTAATTATTGGGATTATATACCGATAGATAAGATAAATAATAATATAGTATTAAAATATTTAAAATCGTTAATATCAAATAATAGATTAAATCCGATAATAGATAAGAAAACGATGAAGGAAAAAATAAATCATTATGATTGGTTATATCAGAAATGTAATGAGGTAAATAAAAGTAATAAGAGATGTATAAATGATATTTTTTGGTTAAGATTAACAAATATAATTATAGAAAATAATATAAGAGTATTTAATAATTCAACAATAAAACTAATTAATAATAAGATTGAACTGGTTGAGTAGTTGGATTATTAAAACGAGTACAATAACTAGAATTATAAATAAAATATAACCAATAAATTGGGCCTAAAACCCATGCTAATACAATACCTAAAAATTTATCAGTGGTTGAACCATTTAAAAAACAACAAACGATAGACATTAAGAAACCAATCATACCAGCAATCCACCAAATAAGAAGAAGAATAAACACGAACATTATGAAAATAGTACTATCTATTTTTTCTTTTACTCCTTCTCCTTCACCTTCTTTTTTTTCCATTATCTATAAATAGAATTGATTATTTTTCATAAAAATAAAAGATCATTAATAAAGCATCACAAACATCGTCTTTTTTTTTCTCATTATTAATAATAGAAATAATATGATTATTTAAATATTTATTTTCTAATAAATAATAGGCGAAATTAACAGCATTAATTTTATTATTTTTGTAATTATTTTTATTATTATTAATATATGAATAATTAGGATATTTTTTAGTTAAATCTAATTTATGTTTAGCAGATAAATAAATAGTTTCAATATTGAGACCTTCTAATTTAGAAATCATTTTAAAATAAGTATTAATGGTAGTTTGAATACATTTCATTTTAGAAGTCATTTGACATTCAATAAGAACTTTAAGAACATCATTATTATTCATTAGGATATCATTATGAAAGATATGATCGAGAAAATCGATAGTATTATCTATAATATTTTGAATATTAGAATTAGTATTAATATTTAAATTAATTTTATTTAGAATTTTAATTTCTAAATTATCATTAAAATGTGCTATACAATATGCCATATTTTTAATACCAATATCAAAAGAAATAACAATCATTATATATATAATTAACAATTAATTTTAAGTGTTTTAACATCACTTAGAATGGGATTATTAGGATAAGCAATTCTATAATGTATATGTTGATTTAGGATTAAACCATTTGGAATTTTATATTTATTGGGACATCTAATATTAATAACGACTTTATTATTATTAACAACGGCGACGCCAGAATTTTCATAATTGCCATAAGCATCGATGGGATTATCAAAAATTTTATTTTTATCATTATCATAATTGGATGCCCAATAAATAATTTTTGTTCCATTGGGAGCATTTAATTCGAGTTCAATAGAATAATTAGTATTAGAAGGGAAATAAACATTAGGAATAAGAGATATAGGAAAGGCACATTCACCTAAGAAATTGAGGAATGTTTGTTTAAAGGTTGAAATATAGATAATTAAGAATATGAGGATAATTGATAAAAATTTAATAAATAGATTATCAAAATTTTCGTTAGCGATAATATAAAAAGCATTAATGAAAGAGATAATAAAAATGGATATTATAAAAATAAAATGAATATTCATCTTTAATTATTGGGAAGAATTTAAATTATTGAGAAAGAGAATAATAGAGGGGATAGTTTTATATTGAATAGTATTTTTAGTATTAGTAGAGGAACAATATTTATGAATAGAATTGAATAAATCTAAAACGAGTGTTTTTAGTTCATCGATATCATTAGAGAAAACGAGATTATATTCTTTAATGATATTTTCTAATTCGAGAGAGGAATTATTGTGAATATTGCGAATAATATTAGGAGGAGGATTATTAAATTTGATAAAATTATAATAGATGACATTCATATAATAATTATATTTTTCAGTTTCTTCGATTTCTTTTCTTAGAGTATCATTATCAATATGAGGAATATCATTTTCTAAAACTAATTCTAATAATTTAGATTTAGAAATTTTCATAATACCTTCACATTCTTTGCCTTGTTTAAGATAAAATACTTTAATATCATTAATAAGTTGTTTTTTAGATAATTTAGAAGACATAATAAATATAATATAATAAATAAAAAATCATTTTTTAAAAAAAATAATTAAAAATAGATAGGCATATAGTGAATAAAAAACATAAATTAATTTTAAAATTAAGATAATTATAATTATCATTTAATTCTCTAATACATTCAACAAATAAACCAGCAAGATTAGTATAAAGAATTCTCATTTTTCCGTCATGTTTCATAACAATTGCTTCTGGAATAACTTTAAAAACTTCTTGAGCGATTAATCCAGTATATCTATTATTATCATTAACATCATTTCTATTAAAAGTATAACCTCTAATTTTAATTATTTTTTCCAAAGGATTTCGAATAATTTCGAAATTATATTTATAAGATATATCACTATCAGTAGAAATATCAGTAGTACTATAAATACTACCACAAACAATTAATGAATTATTTCTTAAAAAACTTGAATTTAAAGTTTCAACATTATTTGAACCCATTAAACAAGTTCCAGCGACTTGTAAAACGACACCTGATTCATTTCTCGAAGGAATAGATTGTATTCCTATTTTACTAAAAGAATTAGAACTGATAATATCAATAGGATTAATCCATTCTAATTCGAGAGTTCTATTATTAATTTTATTGATAGTTAGAGAATTATTTAAATTTCCTATATTTTTAGGAAATACGATATCATAAGAATTGATTATATTAGAAGTTCTCATATTCATAAATAAATTATTACTGTAAAAACTCAAACCATTATTAAAAATAGATAATCCATTATTGGCATCATTAATATTAGGATGGGAACCAATACCAATACGACCATCACTATTCATAGATAAAATAATTTTTTCATTAGAGGTATTAGAATGTGTTAATTTGATAGTATAATTAGTATTACTTTCATACCAACTATTAATATAATGAACTGCTTTAACTCCTGTTGTTAATAAGGAAGGTCTAGTTAAATTAATAAGAGGTTTTTCGATATTATCAATAGAAGTTGGTATATTATGATTTAAATTAATTAATGCTTCGATAGAATTAGTAGATAAATCATTACCAATAGATAAAGGAACTAATGGATTAATATTATTAATACCGACAGAAGATTTACCGAAAAGGAATGGATTATTTAGATAATTAAAGGTAAGATTACTATAATTATAATTATTATTATTTGGAATATAACCATAAAATTCTATAAAATTGAGTAAGCAATAATTGGGAATACCGGTATCATTATGAGTATTGATGATACATAAAGCGAATTTAGTATAAACATCATAATTTTTATAATCAATTGTGAAGAAATTAGGACTAATATCATTATTTAATTTAATATTTCTTTTTTCATCAATAATAGACCAAGCAGAAGTTTGTTGTTTAAATCCTAATAATCTAAAATCTCTTATAGATGTTTTAAAATCGGTATAATTTACATAAAGGGCGTAAAAATTGAGAACGAAGGGTTGTCCGAAATCGAAGATAATATAAGCACCACATTTAGAAATACCTGTAAAATCGTCATAAATATATTTGAAAGAATTAGTATTATAGAAATCATTATAATTAACAAAATTATTTTGTGTTTTCCAATATCTAAATTTAAATTTATTAAATATATTATAAGGTAATGTTATAATATCGATACTATCATCATTTTCATCAACTTCAATTGAAATATTAATACCATTACTAAGTGTAATAATATATTTTTTAATATTATTTAAAATTGGAATAGAATTATTAATAGCAACAATTCTATCATCATTATTAGGTATTTTAATAATAATTCTGAATATATCTTCACCAATTTCTTTATTATTGATATAAAGGCGATTAGATTTATAATTAGAATTGATGATATGACCACCAATATATAAATTAGAATTGATACTAAAATTATCAATATTAGTATTAGAATTTAATTTTAGACGATGATTAAAATTATTACTAAAATTGAAATTAAATAAACCCATTAATTTATCGACATTTGCGACATCAATAGTTTTAGTAGTAGTTAAATTAGAATTAGCATCAATAATGAGAATAGAATTAGGATTAGATGATAATAAAGATAAATTACTTAAATTATTTTTATTAACGATGAAGGTTTCATAAGTTCCATTACTAGTAATTAAAATTTGTGAATTAGTTTGAGTGGCAGTTCCGAATGTATTAATAATATTTCGATTAACATTAATAACATTAAGAGAACCTTTATCATCAAAACAAGCAATTTTATTAATTAATTGAGAAGTATTTGTTAAATTACTCAAAGAATTAAATGAAATATTGGTATCAACAAGATTTCTATTACTATTAATCATTAGAATATTACTGACATTAACACCGCTACTAATATTCAAATTACTAGTAGATAGATAATTTAAGATATTAGAATTGCCGATATTAACATTACTGGAAAGATTAATAGAAAAAGTATTAATGCCTTTTGTAAAATTTGGAAGATTTAGAGTTTCGATAACAGTAGCAGGAATAAATAATATATCATTTGTAGAAGATTGTAATTCATCTATATATATATGGTTAATGAATAAATCTCTTACACCAGAAATAGTAGATTGAAATGTAATATCAAGTAAATCATTATATTTAATATAAATTTTAATAATAGGTTCAGCACCAAAATCGATAATATAAACGACATCAGTAATACGTTGAATAGCATTAGTATTATCATAGGTAGTATCCCAATATAATTTGAATGAATTAATTTGATTAGTATTAGTATTAATTTCTACAAAAGAATATCCATAAATATTTAGAGTTTGAAAATAATATTTAGTGATATCAATTAAAAATAATCTAATATGAAAATAATTACGATTTGCCAATGCTTTCATATTAATTTTACCGATGGAGATATAGGGAGAGGCATAAGGATTGGTTAAAGTAGAAATAATTATTTTTTGTGAAATAGAACGATTAAAAAACCCAATATCTCCATTAATATCAAATGTAGAGATAGCGGTTGATTTACCAATTGCCATTTTATTTATAATATCACTATCAGGATAACCGACATTACCAATATTTTTCCAATAATAACTATATTGTTTTTTAAAATCATCTAATGCGGACATGAGAGCATTAGAATTAAGTTCAGTTAATGAACTAATAGGGACATCATTTAGATATAATTTTTTAGTATTAATACTTTCAATATTATAAATACTATTATCTGAAACTTTAATATTATCATCTAAAATGAGAATGGGCTTACATAAGATTTTTAATTCATAAATTTTAAAAGATTGGAAACTGGCAAGATTAGGGTCAATTTTAATTCTAGTGATAACGACGACAATAAATAAATAGAGATTAGAATTATTGATAGAGAATGTATTATTAAATTGGTTTTGAGTAATAGAACTAATTTTAGTCCATCTACTTTCATCTAATGAGGCATAAACATCAAATTCGAGGGGATCATTATAATTTTCGACAGAATTGACAGAGAAACCGATTGGGACAATTTGATATGGAAATCTAATTTTAATATAATGACCATAACTATTTTGAAATTTATGAATAGTAGTATCTGTTCTTGCGAAACCATTAATAGAACTATAAACATTTTCAGATTGCCAAAAAGTAAAATTATTAATATCGAAACAATTAATACAACCGAAAGAAGATATAGCGGAAGGTTCATTTAATTCATAAAAATCGATAGGAGTTTGTGGATTAGGGAAAATTCTAATATCTGTATTTTTTAAATTTAGACAATTAATATTATCGACGGAAATAGTATTATCATTATATCTCAAACCTCTATCATCGGTATTATTAGAATTAAAAAATTTTAATTGATTATTAGATAAACCACCTAAATAAACATAACCATTAATATTAGAATATTGAATATAAGAACTTTCATATAAACTATCAAATTTTGCCATAACTTCATTATTAGAATTATCAGTTCTAAAATGTAAAAGAACCATCTATTATTAAGACTAATAGAAAAAGAAAAATAAAAAATTAACAGTCGCATTCAACTTTTTTTTCAGCAGATGATTTATGTAGTTTCCATCGTTCAGCTGCGATTTTCATATATTCATTAGGAGGAACATTTAAATTTTCAAGTTTAATTCTTGCGATTTCTTCTTTAATGAATAAATTATAAACACTGGGTGGTTTTTTTTCACCACTTTCAGATTTCTTTTTATCTTTTTTACCTCCATAAACTTTTTTATAACAATCTTGAAGAATATTTGAATAATCTTTTAGAGAATAATCATTCTCATTATTAAGAGTATTTTTAAATTCTTCAATTAGATTTTCTACTTTTGACCCCATTTATTTAATTTTAAAAGGGGTCTAATGTTTATATCCTTTTGAAGAAAAAAATGATTTTCTTTATAATAAAAATAGATAGTAATGAATATTTATCAAGATTGGACACCTGTTGATATTGGCAATAAATCATTAAATAAAAAACCATCATTTACTTCACAAAAAGCAAAAAAAGAAGAAAAATATGATGGAACACCTCCAACAGTATTATATTGGACACAAGAATTAATTGTATCTCTTCAACAATTAAGAATGGCAAAGAATATTAGTCAAAAAGATTTAGCAAAACAATTAAATTTATCATCATCAACAATTACAGATATTGAATCGAATAAATCGGTATATAATCCAACATTATATAGAAAAATTTATAAATATCTGGGTGGAAATCCATCATCACTTAATTTTCCAAAGGCGAAATAAATTTCCAATCTTTACCATCATTAATAGTACCTGCTAATTTATATGAAAAAATATAAGGATTATTATTAACACCAGTTTTTTTAAATTCATATAAATCGGTTGCTAAATCCCATTTTTTGCCATTTTTAGAGACAGCTAATTTAGGATATATAACGAGATTATTATTATTAAATAAAGATTTATCACAATTTTTTAATTCACTAACTTTTATAGGGAATTGATTATTAATAATGGAATTAATAATTTCTTTTAAACATTTATTTTTATCAGTACTAACAGAGGTTTTGGCATAATTACTAATAATTAAATTTTTAATTTCAATAATAGCATCGTAAAATCTATTTTTAATTCGTATAATTTTTGCTTCATCTTTAATTTTATAAGCATTAATTAATTCAGCTTCTAAAATAGGTTTAATAATAACATCATTAATAACGATAACACTATTATAATAATTTTTATTATTTTTATCATAATTAGCAATATTTATGATAGAATTATAAATTACATTATTTAAAACTTTAATTTGAATTTCTTGACTATTATTTAATTTTTCATTATTTTCATATAATTTATTAATTAAATCGAAAGAATTATAGATATTATTAAAATCATTTGTAATAGTTGTTATAGAAATATTAGTTTTTGGACTAGTAATATCAACAGATGAATTTATACTCATATCACCAGTATTGGCAGGAATAATATCTGTATTTTTATCAGGTTCTTCGACATTTAAGGAAATAGCAATTTTTTTTATTTTTTGTTCGAAAGAACTGATATTAACATTGATATCAATAATATTTTTTGTTTCATATGCTCTTTTTAAAGTAGTATTTAGAATGAGGATAATACCATTAGAATTTAATTCATCATAATTAGAAATTTTTAAAAGTAAATCATAAATAGTTTTATTTAAACTTTCAATTAAATCTTTTTTTTCTGTATATGTAAAAATATTATCCATAAAAACAGCTTTATAAATTTCATTTAATTGTTTAAAATTGCTTCTTATTTCTTTGATAGTATTTCTATGATTATAATAACTATTATTAATACCACTATCAATAATAATTTTCATATTTTCAATAATATCAAAAAAGGTTAAATCTTTTGGTTTATCTAAAATAGGAATTAATTCATTATGATATAAATCACTTAATTTATATCTATCATAAGAATTAACTAGAAGGAGATCGATATTATTGATGGCATCATTAATTTTTTTTTTAGCATCAAAAATTTCATTGATTTCTGCTTTATCTTTTTTATATAAGTTTTTTAAAATTTCATAATTATTTTTAATAATTTCAATTTGTTTATAAGCGTTTTTGCGAATTTCTTCTGGATTAATATTATCAAAACATTCAGAAATCATATAATTATTAAAAATATAAATAAGTATAATTACACCTATAAGAATTAAAAAGATTGTTATTAATGACATTTCTATTTATTTAAGATTTTTAATTTCATTTTTCAATTCCTTCATACCTTCTATTATTAATCCCATCAAATTACCATAAGCAATATTTAAATAACCATTTTCATCTTTAAAAACTGCTTCTTCGATAACATCATTAACATCTTGTGCTATTAATCCTAATTGTCTTTTATCATCACCGATTTTATTAAAGAATACACCAGATAATTTTTCAATTTTATCCATAGCATTTTCAATTTTATTAATATTTGTTTTTAATCTACGATCGGATGAAGAAATAACAACACCATCAACTTTTAAATTTCCAAAAACTCTTAATTTATAATCATTAGTATTATCTATATAAGTTGTGATATTATTAATAGAAAAATTATTAGTAGTTTTGATATTACCATTAATATTAATATCATTATTTTTATCGATTAGAATTATATTATTAACATCATTAAAATTTAATTGATTATTAATGGGAGAAATGCCACGCCAAATACCGAAATTACCATTATAAACGCCTAATTTATAGATATCATCAATACCCCAAATATTAATAAAACCGGAATTATTGACAGATTTTAAAGTTATAAAATTATCATTACCGATATAATTATTTATTTGAAATAGATTATTATAAGTACTGATATCACTACCATTAATAATTACACCTCCATTATTAATAATAGAAGGGTTTAAAAATATATTAGAACTATTTAAAGAAATATTATCTTTATGAATATAAAAATTACTACCTACGATATGGGATAAATTGCTTGTAATAGAAGAAATAACACCAGTATTATTTTTATAATAGATATCGCCATTGAAGGTTAAATTATTGATGTCGATATTTCCATTAGTATTTAAGGAACCATTACTATCAATAGAAATTAGACGTTTATTATCGAGATGAATTTCATAATTATCATTAAAACTGAATATTTTATGTTGGGAACTAAATTGAGAATTAATTTTATTTTTGAGAATTAGATGAGGTTGAAATTGATTAATGGTGATAGGTAAATAGAAATCGGGATTAAAAGTTTCAAAATCATAAATTTCGTAATAATCATTTTTAGTAAATGTTAATTCTAATGTAGTAATATCAATATTATTAATTTCGATAGGATATATTTTTTTAACAATATTAGAGGATATTTTAACATTTTTTTTAAAAGAAGTTGCGTCAGTATAATAACTGAGAATATCACTTTGAATAATATTTTTCAAAAAAGAATTACTATTATTGATGATAATAGTTTTATTATCTACATTTTGAATAGTACAATTATTATTATATATATCAAAAAAATTAGAAGGAACATTTATTTCATTTCTAAAATTATAATTATAAGTGAAATCTAATTGAATATCAGTAATATTAATATTAGGAACGGGATAATAATAAATACTATTAACAACATTATAATTATAATTATAATTATCAATATTTACTAAAAAATTATTTGTAATAGTTTTAATTTTATAATCATTAGAAGGTTTATCTTTGATATTTAAGAAAGTTAAAAGATTAATATTACTATAATAATTATTTTCAAAATTAGAAGTAAAATTGCTATATGTAAGCTTACTAGAAATTAAAAGTTCATTATTTAAAGTTTGTGGTGTTTTATAATTAAGTGTTAAATTAACACCGTCAATATTATAATTAACGGGTATAATATCAAAATTTGTAATTTTTGCTGTTAAATTGGGATTATAAGATTTTAGAGATGGGATTAATTCAATAGAATTGCTATCAGTATAAACGGGAATATTATCTAAATATCTATAATCTAATTCGACATTATTAAGATTAATGGAAAAATCGAGAATAAGATTACTATTAAAAATGAAATTAGAATTATTAATATGATAATTGTAAATATTTTTATCACGAATATCTTTTAATGGATATTCATTAGAATTAAATGAATAAGAAAAGGCACTAATATTATTATCAAAATTGTCATCATAATAATCGAAATGATATTTATTAGAACTAATAAATAGATTATTAAAAGGTGTTTTGATATAACTATCGATAATGAAAGAATTATCATCATCATTAATAATTTCATAATTATTTAGACATTCAATAGAAGGATTATTTTTAGTTGATTGGATTTTAACAGACGGGACATTAATAGAAACATCATTTATTTTTAATAAATCTTGATTATTAAAATTAAGAACAAAATCTTTATTAAATTCAAATTTCCAATTATTCATTTCATTTTCGAAACCAATTCGAACAGGTTTAGAATTATTAGTTAATTTTAATAGATAATCAAAATCATCATTAATATTTATAAAACTATCAAAATAATTAATATTATTACTATTATAGAAATTGGCATTTCCAAAATTTATTTGATTTTTATTTTCAAAATTAAGACAAGTTATAAAGGGATAATTAAAATTTGGACTAATTTCAAAAATAGTTAAATTATCATTACCTTTTAATTTAAATTGAACTTTATTATTAATATCACCAATATCATTTGTATCACTTAATATACCTAATTCTATAATAGCAATATCAGGTCTTGTATGAAAATTTTTAAAAGATTTATTATAAAATTTTGTTATAATAGGTGGATAAATATCATCATAATAATCATTATTATTATAAATAAATAAGGGAGTTTTAAACGCATTATCAATTTGGATATTATTAAGTTTATTAAAAATCCATTCATCTTTATAAGAGATGACTGTAGTTTTATTAGGAAAAATACCGATTTTATTACCAATTAAACTTAAATCATTAATATCAGTAGTATAATTAGTAATATTAGTATTTAAAATATTTGATTGTATATTTGGATTAGAGAAATTACCAACAATAAGACCATTAATCATATAAGAAGAATTGCCTTTAAGATTTAGATTTCCTTCGATTTCAACATTTCCTTTAATAGAGACAGCGGTATTAAAATCATAATTATAATTTACATTAGGATTATTAATATCAATAAAATATCTTTTAAAAACAGGATTATAATAAAAATTCATACAGCTGTGAGTGGGATTATAAGTATTATCGGTATAACCAATTTGAAGAGTACCGACATTATTTTCTTCATTTTTATGATTTTTATAAATGAACCATTTATAATTATTTCTATTTTGTGTTTTAATAGGCATATCATAATCACAAAAATCAATACCTGAATAGAAAGCATTATTATTAAATCCACCACCTCTAACACCTCTATAAATTCTTACAATTGAATTATTATTAATATTAGAACTGAAATTTCTTATTTGAAGGGGTATAGTATAATTATTATTAGTATTAGAAATACCGATACCTATATGATTAAATACGGAAGAAATATTGCCATAATTTTTAAAAGTGGTAATTTTAAAATTATTTTCGAAATATCCATCATAAGAATTGATAGCACCGACGATATTTAATGTTTTTTTATTGAGATAATTTTTATTTTCAAGATTTATATCAAGATTTTTAACATTTAAGATAGAAGAATTTAGAGAATTTATATAAATAATATTAATAGAATATTCTATATTATTTTTACGAATATAATAATCATTTGCTACAAAATCACCAATTAAATCGAGTGTTCTCATAGGAATATTAGTATTAATTCCAATTCTATTATTTTCCATAATAGCTAAATTCGGTGTTAAATATTTAAAACCTTCACAACCATCTTTATCTTTACCGGCATAGAAATAAATATTATGCCATTTAATATTTTTTTGAGTTAATATAACTAAACTATTATCAATATTACCATATAAATTATTTAATTTAGTATGACCTATATAAACTTTACTATTATCTGTTGTTAATGCTGATTTATCTTCTAAACTTAATTCAAATCTTTCTTGTTTTCTTTTAATAATATTAAATTGATTATCATATGTGTCAGTATTAAGAATACCTGTGCCAAATCTTCCACTAATAGCTAAATTACAACCATAATCAAAATTAAGTCCATTGGAGGCATATGATAGATTAGATGTATAAACTCTATAACCATCAATAAATAAATCATTATTAACATTAATACTTTTATTAATAGTTAAATCATCATTAAAGATAACATTATTATTAAAAAAGGTTGTTTTATTAAATTCGGCGATACCATTGATAGTTGTTTCACAAGTTTTTAAACTTTCACTAGTAATTTTTTGAGAAAAATCGCCAGAACCATAAACATTTAATTTATAGGAATTTGTTGAATTACTGCCAATATTAAGATTAGAATTGAATGTAAAAACATCTTTTATAAAATGACCTCCTTTAATTTGATTAGCGTCAAGTGTTAAACCATTTTTTCTAATATAAATATCGTCTAAATGTAGATTAGATTTTTGATAATAATCATATGTAAATATATTACTAATAATGGCATATCCATTAACATAAAAACGAGGATTATTAATTTTATTATTATGAAATAATTGATGAGGGCATTTATCTCTATTAATATTAATACAATTATTAATATCGATAGACATTTGAGGATAATTATCGATATTAGTATGTTCGGGAATACCTAAACCATTAGAATATAAGTCTTCAATTTTTTTTGATGATTTAGAAATATGGAATTCTAAACCCATTCCTTCAGTAGTTGTTATATTTGCTGGTGTAAATTGATTAAAACCCATCATGCCAATAGCTATTCTCGCAGGTTCTTCATCATTATTAATATTATTATAGATACCTAATTGAATATTTTCTGCTTTTCCGTTAGGACTATCGATAACTTTGAGAGGATGTGAATTAGAATATGTAGAGGAGTAATTGCCGATAGTTAAATAGGAAGGTGTATATATATTTTTACTATCATTATAAGAATATCCTTCGAAAAAAAGGAGATTAGAATTAACTTTTGAGATTAATTCATTTAATTTTTGTGTATTTAAATTTGAATCAATAATAAGATTATCAAATTTAACAGCATTTGCGGTAATTGTTCCTTTACAAATTATATTATTATTAATATATAATCCAGCATTAGTATTTAACATTTCTCTTCTTGTAGCATTAATACCGACACCATTATTATTAATAAGAAAATTGTATTCAGTATCTAATGTATTAGAAGTTAAATTAACATTATTTCTTTGACCTACAACTAAATATTCATTTAGGGACATATCTAATTTATATAGATTGCTGACATTTGCTAATCCAACGGCAATATTTTCAATATATAATTGTTTTATATTATTAGTATAACTATTCATATTACTCCTATTTAAAAATTATATATATGTTTTTAAATAAGCAATAAAATAAATTTTTCTAAATTAAGGTTCTTTAAATCAAAAAAAATAAATAA